ATATGAAGGTTAAGGGTTCTGCAATTGATGTTCCTACAATCGCTGAATACTTTGCAACAGAATCAAAAATGGGTGATATCCTGCGTTCAACTGGTTTATCATCACTTGCCAATGAATCATTCCTTGGCGATGTAATCGGTAAGGGTGTATCTGCAACAGAATTTGCAAATAGAATTACTGCAGTTTTTGACCGCATCGACCAGGCTCCTAAAGAAATCAAGGACACCTTGTCTCGTTACTTCCCAACAGTTGACCGCACACAGTTGGCAACAGCACTGCTTGGCGGAGAGAAGACTGCTAAGGAACTTGAGAATAAGATTCAAGGATACGAAGTTCTTGCTGCAGCAGAAACACAAGGCATTGGAGCCAACACTCTTACTGGTGGAATCACCGAAGATATTGCTGGCAATCTCGCCGCAGGCGGAGCAACTTATGCAAATACAATTAGCGGATTTGGTCAAGTAGCACAAGCCAGAACAACCGAACAGAAACTTGCTGAAATTTCAGGCAAGCAGTCTATGGGTGTAACTGGTTTGACTAATGCAGTCATCGGTAAGAAAGCATCAGAACTTACTGCACTTGAACAACTCACAACACAAGAAGAGAATCGCTTTAGAGGTAAGGCTGGAATTGCATCACTAGCCTCATCACGTAGAGCACAGTCCTTCTAACAAACAGAATCCTGTACGGACCCACCAGCCCCGTCAGCGTAAAAGACTGGTAGCAAGAGCCAGACCGATTCCCCGATTGGAACCTGAGGCTTGCGAACTAACTAATAGAGAAGGGTGGCAGTTGCTATGAGCAACAACTACTGGGACGAAGAAGACGATGACCTAGATACTGATGTATCTGAAACACAAATGGATGGAAGCGACCTTCTAAAGAAGTTGCGGAAAGCCAAGCGTAATGACGAGAAACGTATTAAGGAACTCACTGAGCAACTTGAGGGTTTATCCAAGGCGCAGCGTGAGCGAACCGTCAAAGAAGTTCTAGAAAAGAAGGGTGTCAATCCTAAGGCAGTACGTCTAATCCTCAAGGACATCGACGAAGTATCTGAAGAGTCAGTGAATAACTGGCTTGAAGATAACGGAGATTTGTTCGGGCTTACACAGAATACCCAGGATGCACCAGAATCAAATGATATGAACCGTGCTGCATTGCGTCAGCAGGACATAATCACACAAGGTGCCCTAACACCTGACAGAGCAGAAGATATGAATATGAGAATCGACCAAGCACAAAACTCGGAAGAACTGATTAATCTTATTTTCTCACAACAAAAATCATAGTTTCTAACACTAAAGGAAAATAACCTAAATGGCAAACGTATACACAACAACAGGTTCCTCCTCACTCGGAGGTACAGTTGGTGCTGCTGGTTTGGTCCAGAAGGCTTATGACCGTCTATTGGAGTTCGCACTTCGTGCAGAACCACTCATTCGTTCAGTAGCCGACAAGCGTCCAGCACAGCAGTCAATCCCAGGTTCAACAGTAGTGCTTCAGCGCTACCAGGACCTAACAGCAGCAACATCAACACTAACAGAAGATGCTGACCCAGATGCAGTAGCATTGTCTACACCAACATCAGTCACAATCACACTTAACGAGTACGGTAACTCAGTTCTCGTAACACGTGCACTTGAACTCTTCTCACTTGCAGATGTTGACCCAGCAATCGCTAACATCATCGCATTCAACCTTGCAGATTCTATCGACAAGGTAGCAATGACAACACTTCGCGGTGGAAGCAACGTAATCTACTCAGGTTCAACTGCTACATCTACAGCAACAGTTACTGCTGCTGCAACACTCGCGTCAGCAAACGTCCGTAAGGCAGTTGCTAAACTCCGCGCAGGCAACGCAGTTGCTCGCAAGGGTTCACTCTACTGGGCTGGAGTTCACCCAGAAGTTTCACACGACCTTCGTGCAGAGACAGGTTCAGCAGGATGGCTTCTTCCTAACCAGTACGGTGCTTCACAGGACCGCATCTGGGCTGGAGAAATCGGAAACTACGAAGGCGCATTCTTCGTAGAATCACCACGCCTCTACAACGCAACAGACGGTGCATCGTCTGCACGTGTCTACCGCACAATCGTGGCAGGTATGCAGGCAATGGCAGAAGCAGTTGCTGAAGAACCACACGTAGTCATCGGACCAGTCGTTGACAAGTTGATGCGTCACCGCCCAATGGGTTGGTACGGCGTACTCGGCTTTGCACGTTACCGTGAAGAAGCACTATACCGAATCGAATCAGGTTCATCAATCGCATCTTAATTGATTGACGGGTGGGGCTAGGGAAACCTAGCCTCATCAGTAAGTTCATTAAGGAGAACTATGGCTACTTATAGATTTAAGACACCAACAGCATCTGAAGGACCTATCGGTAACCACAGATTGTTCTACTTCAGACGAATGAACAAAGGTGTCAGCATTGTCAAATATGCTGGAACGTACTCAACTGTTCGCTATCCACAGGATTCATATCTATCGGAGGCACAGGAGTACTACCAAGGCGGGCACGAGTACTCGGTGTCCGATACAACTAAGGCTGCGCTTATCGCAGGCGGTGTTGGAGTAACAGAGGCAAACTTCACAGCAGAGTAGGGACACTATGCATAGTCATATCAGCAAGGTACTTGAGTGGGGCTTTACCCCTGAGCACGATTTCGTGGCAACTCTTTGGGGTTGCGTCTTATGCGACATTGTGACAGAGAAGCCATTCTTATACGAAGACATATCGATTGACCACACACAGTGTGATGAAGATTGTTTTGGTTGTAAGGCTAAAGGTCTGCAACTGAATTCTGGAGATGCCACTCGTGACATTCCAGATAGGAAATGGACGAGTGAATTGCAGGCTTACCGCGATGCACGTGACCAGGGTATGCGACCAGCGGGTACAACTCGCAAGCATATTGAAGAAGCATATACAGCATCAGCAGAATTAGGCAAAGCATATAACTCAGAGACTATGCCTAAGGCAAAAGATATCAACAAGAAAACAACCGAAGTACTCAAGGAACTAGGAGCAGTTTAATGTCAGCAAAAGGCGAGAAGTACGCATCAAAGAAGGCAATGATGAAGCACGAGAAGACAGAAGGTCCAGCAGCACGTATGAAGGAATACGGCTCAAAGACTGGTGGAATGAAGAAGTCTGCTCCTAAGAAAATGGGCAAGAAGAAGTAAATGGCTCAGTCATATCCAAATCCAAATTATATGAAGCCACCAGTTAAGGTCTCACCTCCGCTAACAAAAGCAGCACGTGAAGCCCAGGCTAAGGCTCGCGCTAAGGCTAACCAGGACCGTAACAACCCAGCACTTATGACTCCAGCACAGAAGGCGGCATATCTTGCTAATCAAGGAAGAGACAATTACTAATGAAGAAGCATCTAGGATTCAAAGCAGTACAGAAGAAGGTTGCTGCAAAGCAGGGAATTTCAATGGAGCGTGCAGGTGCAATAGTTGCAGCGGGTGCACGCAAGGCGAGCAAGGCTGCTGTCAAGGCTAACCCACGTCTTAAAAAAATATCTGGCGTAAAGAAAGGTAAGTAAAATGGCAGAAAAACCATATAAGCCAACACTATATGACGCTTATCAAAATAAGCGTTCTTGGTATATTGATACAGCGGAAACACCAGAGCAGAAAAAGGCTCTACCAGGTGAACTTAAAAGATTGCAAGAACAATATCTTAAACAGAAAGCAGCACAGGCTCGCACTCAAGCGGGTGTAAACAGGGGAACTCCTGGTGCAATAAACGTTAATCCGCTCTACCAGAATAACAAGTAAGCAGTGAAGAAGCAGACTAAGGCAGCCAAGAAGACTGCAAAGGTTATGCACGAATTCAAGGCTGGAACTCTTCACTCTGGTAAGGGTGGAAAGATTGTTAAGAATCCTAAGCAGGCAATTGCTATTGCATTGTCTGAAGCAAAGAAGGCGAAGAAGAAGTAATGAGCGAAGCCTGGACACGTAAAGAGGGAAAGAATCCCAAAGGCGGCTTGAACTCTAAAGGCAGAGCATCTTACAAAGGTGGAACTCTAAAGCCACCAGTCAAGTCTGGAGACAACCCACGTCGTGCATCATTCTTAGCACGTATGGGAAATATGCCAGGACCTGAGCGCAAACCAAATGGTGAGCCAACACGATTGCTCCTATCGCTTCAAGCGTGGGGTGCATCATCTAAGGATGACGCCAAGAAGAAGGCTGCTGCAATCTCAGCCAGAAACAAAGGGAAGAAATGAAAATCAACATTCCAAAAGGTAAGCGTGTCAAGGTCAATCTTGTTAAGATGGGCATTGTTGCTAAGCAACCTAAGGTTACACCTGGGCCAGTGGTACCACGCCCAGCAAGAGATACAAGAGCTAAGTAAGAAAGCAGGGGACAATGAAGCAAGAAACAATTTCACTCGCTTGGTGCGATAATGGAAATGTAGATGGAAAGTTTATGCACGGTGTGGCAAACGTACTCCTCGAATCAGGCGTTCAGTTTGAATCTACTATCCGCAGTTGTGGCAATCAGATTGCCCGACAGCGTGAGTTTGTAATCCGACACTGGTACGAGAAGAGCAAGTCTGATTGGTTACTCTGGGTTGACTCAGATGTAGTTATCAGCCCAGAGAAGTTCCTTAAACTCTGGAAGAAAAAGGACAAGGATAAGCACCCTATTGTTACTGGTGTTTACTTTACAACAAAGAATCCAGAAGAACCTCTGATGATTCCACTACCTACAATCTTTAACTTTGCAGAGCAGCCAGATGGCTCGGTTAATATC